TATACACAGTAGGCAAGTCTCTGACAATTTCCCACTCTTCCCATACTATACCCTCTGGTGGATTGTCATATAGTGGTGCCCATGTATCCATTATTACTTTATGATATTTTATAGGACGACTTTTTTTGTTTTTGAGATTGGAATAATCCTTCCTTATCGCCCCAGAGCCATCTTTCCAAAAATCTTCCTCCGTACAAATCATTAGGTTAACATGATTCAATACCTTTGTACCCCTTGACATTTGTCGCCAACTTTCACCGCCTGAAAGCAATCTATCCTTCTGTAAACTCCACACCTTACCACATTCACTCACTAGCCACTTGTCAAATACTTTACTGTAGCATATAGCGGGTTTCATCTCTATGTCTTTACCATCAATATTCATGATGATATTATCGCTATTCAAATCATATAAGTTCATCACGCATACCTATAGCTACCCTCTTTTATAATTTCATACGCTTCTTCCCATGTACAAAGAAGTATCATAATATCACCAGTCTCAATATGTTTAAATGAATATACCGGCATTACTTCCTCTTCCATAAAACTTTGTCTCTCCATCATACTTTGCGTCAAACAGATACCAGCAACAATTGTCTTTGCCTGTTGACTTACTATTCTCAATCCACTTAACTCTTCCTATACTTACAATCTTGTGTAATCTATGCATAAAGGAAGCGGATTGTTTAGTGTGCATCCAGTCAGCATCAAATAGTAACCATGTTGGTCTAAATGCAGTAAAGTATTCAATCATAGGATGTAGAAGTTTTCTATCCCAAGGCGGATTTGTAATAATATAATCAGCTTCTAAAAACTCATGTTCACTCAAATCTCTAAAGTGTTTAGTATGAATACCTTTTTTCTGTGGTTCAATATCTGAAACCCAAGAACACCAAGCACCATCAATTAAAGTTTCAATGTGATTTACTAATGCACCATCACCACCACAAGGTTCTGCAAAAGCAAACTTCTTTGGTAAATGTGAAACAAGAGGTTCTACGGCACGCCAAGGAGTAGGATAGAAGTCTCTCTCTACTCTCTCAAAAGAACTTCTCTTACCCATTACTACATCCTTTTAGCATCCATTGTCGAAAGCAATCCATCGTGTTTCTTTTCTTTCTTTTAGCATCTCTATGCCGGCGAGTTGCTCTTCTTCTGTTCTATTACGCCAACCACGAACTTCATCTACTGTGCGTAAGCATCCAAGACAGTATCCTTCATCGTCATGCTTACACACTTTAATACATGGAGAGTATTTTGCTTTGGGCATTATGTTTACTCCTTTGACGTTATTATTTATAGTTGACCTGCATTTATTCGTTGATCACGAGCTGTATGAAGATACTGAATCTTTCTGTCACTCTCCGCTATGGCCCATTCCCAATACTTAGTACTGAATTGTCTTTGATTTTGTACGAGATAATCTTTATATTGAAACCAGGCTTTAAGATCACGCTCTATCTCCTTGAGACTGTTATATTCGTTAACCATCTCCATTACCAAACTTCAGAGTGCCTGCTTCTAGTTGTTCATCAATCTGGTCAGACAGAATATCACCCATGAGGTCTACGAATGTTTGGTTTTTAAACTCATTCCATTCTCTTCCTGCACTGTCAATGATTTCAAATTCCCATTGCAGTTTTGCATTGTCTTTTGAATCATTCACTGTTGGAATATTCACAGACGTATATCCCCATGCCACATTCTTATATTCACCCTCTAGCATTACCACCGCCGGATGATCATAGCCTTCCTTTACAATGAATGCATATTGGTCTTCATGTATTCTTTTCATACTTGCCATCCTTCTCCGAACCCTGTCTTGTCAAATGTGGGCTCCTCAAAATCATCTACCTCTTCTGTTTGGTGCGAATCGGATAGACCTTTCTGTTCATTTTCATCTAAGTTCATCAGTCGCATTCTTGCACGGTCAATACCAATGACAAATCGTTTATTAACATTAACATCGTTATATCGATTCTTTAGCTGTTTGACTGCGATTTGATTTACCGCATCAAGTTCCTCGTTAGTAATGAGTGCAAACATGAGATCAGCCGTAGCTGGCAAACCGAAACTCTCACTGGTATCTTCGAGACCCACATCGGAATTGCTGAACCCCGAGCGAGTCGTTTGTGTTGCAGACATAATTGGGACGTTAGTTTCAACTGCGAGTCCTCTAAGTTCTTCTGCAATCGACTTAATATACATATACGAATTGACATTGGCTGCTCCCTTGAATCGTGATGATGCACAGATATTCAGATAATCGATGAAGATTATATCCGGCTTGAAACTCTTCTTGATTGCCAGTTCCTTGAGCAACCCTCGGAAATGTGCGGCATGTGCGGATGCAGTAGGATATTCCTTGATGACCAACTGTCCGTTTGTCTCTCGAATGATCTTTTCGATCTTGCTGTCATACATCGTCTTGGGTAGATTGTGCAAATCTTCCATAGTTACATTCATGAGGTTTGCATCAATGCGTTCAGCAATGCGTTCCTCAGCCATCTCTAGAGTGATGTAAAGGACGTTCTTACCTTGGTTCATACAATTGGCAGCCATATGACACATGAACAGGGACTTACCAACACCAGTGCCTGCAAGAGCAATGTTCAATGACTTGGGTGGTAATCCACCCTTGGTGATACGATTGAAGAATTCCAGATCAAAAGGAATCTTCTCCTCTACTGTATGGTAGTATTCAAATCGAGCATCTGCATCCAGCAGATAATCATGCCCCACACTATTATCAAACCCCACAGCCAAGGCATCTGTAAGAATGCTTGGTATAGCATCCGGGCCTCGTTCTTTATCCTTACCATCAATGATCGATATACCTTCAACAATCGCATTGTACACCGCCTTATCTTTGCAGAACTTCTCAGTGGTTTCTACTAACCAATCAAAGTTCACGTCTTTGTCATTCTCCAGTTCTTTAACCACAGTTAATACACGCTTGATGTCAGTTTCATTCAAGTCTCGCCGAGTGTCAATCTCTATCTCAAGCGTTGACTTAGTAGGAAGGGCATTGTACTTCTCTACAAACTTCTGTATCTCTTCAAATACAATACGCTCAGTACGATCACCAAAGTACTCCCCTCGTATAAAGGGAAGCACTTTTCTCGCATACTGTTCATTGCCTACCAGCTCTGATAGAGTCGTTCTCTCAATTGTCTGCATTTATTATCCTACGATTTTTTCATTATATACACAGTATATCATACGGATTATAATTTGTCAATTCATATTTCATAGTTTTTAAGAAATCTAATGCCTTAATCTAGAGCATATTCGTAATTCCGAGTTGTTTCATTCTGTTTAATCAAAAATGCACCATTTTGTATATGAAATTTGTGCGCCATATCTGTCTTTGGTGACATAGTTACAAGACGTTCCCAACCACTATGAATAGCCAAATCTCTCAAGTCCATAATTATTCGTCTACCTGCTCTGGGTTTATAACTCCATACAGTGTAAGGTATAGCAAATGATCCTCGTTTAGACAACGCAATGTCTCTTGTGTCTTCAGGAATATGTGTCGTCATTGCAACACACACTATAGCACTTGGATTGTCCTCTTCACCAATATAATACACCTCGCCCACACTCTTACGCCACTCAAACGATAATGAGGGCCTTATTGGATCATCTTTGATATATTCATCATTTGTTAATATCTTCATGATCAGTTTCTATCTCCTTCATTTCTCTAACCATGCTGGTAAACTCATTAAAGAGCGTCTTTAAATTAACAGTATCGTCTTCTCTGGGAATACACAAGGTTTTTAATGTGGAGTCCTGCTCCGTTATGAGCATCCTGACATCCAAACAAGTCTGCATGTCAGGCATTTTTGCCACATAATCTCCACCACCATTTAATGATGCAACAATTAATATTGCTTTTATCATTTCACAATTTCTCCTTCAAGGGTCTTCCAACCGAACACATCACATACATACTTATCTTTGCCGACAAGTACCATATCACCAACACTTGTGCTGCGACATGTGGGAGCGGTGCCGATATATGTGACACCCTCATTGCGCCACCATGCCTCAGAAATCGTGTTGGTCTTGACAAATGCGATCTCCAACTTCTTCCGTAGGGGAAGAGCCGCATTCATCTCAATGAATGCAACCGTAGTGGGATCATCCTCAAAGGCTGCATGTATTACAGCAACCTTCTCAGTTGTCTTACCCAACAGGGTATTTGTTAGTGCGTCAATCTTATCCATAAAACCCATCCTCTGTGAAGTAACCAATTCCTTTATTGGCATCTATCTCATTCCCAACCACCCAAGTAGTAGAGTCGTTGTCCCACCGAACCTTGACTTCTTTGTTAGCAAGGTTGGCATTGAAAGTCATCTCAACAACCTCACCTTCCCACAGGGGCTCGTAACCACCAAAGTTCCCGATGATCTTCGTACCTAGTGTCAGTTCCATAACAACCTCTTTCTCTCTGATTATATCTAATATTAACATAGTCAGAGAACTTTGTCAAGAAGAAAATGCATTTATTTTTGGCGGTCCCTATAGGATTCGAACCTATGACCCACAGCTTAGAAGGCTGTTGCTCTATCCAACTGAGCTAAGGAACCATTATTTCTCAGTTTAACTTTGAAGCCCAAAACTTGCGAGTAATGGGTTCGAGAACGCCATCAGCAATAAGTTCATACTTATTAAGACCAAAGGCTTCTTCGGCGAAGTCGATAATATCTTCCCACACAGAGAGTTCGAAGTCCGTCATACAGGATAAAAAATCATCCATAGCTTTGACATTAGCTAATCCTTCTTCAAGGAATTCACCAAGTGTTTTAGTCATCATATATCTCCTTAGTGTACCGTTTGAATATCGAGACCGAGTTTTTGACCAGCATACTGACCAAACAGTTTGAACACATCACCGTGATTTACAGTCATGCATTCTTGAATCTGATAAGCATGGATCATCTCATGAGCGAGAATGGTACGAAACGATTCGTATGATTCAAACTCATCAGTCAGACCAAGAATGGTGCCTCGACCATCCTCTTCATCTACACAATAGCCCCACTCAGCGTCGAGGAAATCGATGTCGAGTTCGATGGCATCAATATCAAGAAGACCTTCAAACATCTCCTCGTTGAGAACG